TGACTGGACCCACTAAAGCTTCTGGGTTGATGTTTACAAAACCTGGTAAGAGACCTGAAGAAGCAGGAGAAATGCCAGTGGTAAGACATAGAATGCTTCCTAAGAATGATAGTTTGTATAGGGAATTAAAAGAACTTATCAATGAGGTTCTTGACGAAAGGAGTCAAAGAGTATGAAATTTAAAGCACTAGTATACATTCGATTAAGATCACAAGTAGATGATTCTCCTGGCAATGCTGTTAGAGATTGTTGTAAGAGAATGTCTGACTTAGACATTAAGAAGTTAAGGTTAGGTAAAATCGTTGATATTTGGTTAGATGTACCAGACAGAGAATATGCAGTAAAGGAATTGAATCTTCTTAGTGATAAATTTCTTGCTAATACTGTTATGGAAGATTGGAATTATGAATTAACTGAAATTGAAAGTTTCCCACCAGGAGTAAAAGAATGATTACAGAACAACGTATACAAGAACTAAAGGAAGAATTTCCCCAGGCAGAAATTAGTATCTGGAACACATATGATCAGGCTGGTAATGAGACGGTAAAAATAGTGATTGAATATGCGTGTAATTGATGTAAAAACTAACATACAAAAAATGCAAACAATAATTTACTCTAATGGAAATCAAGAATGTGAAAGGGCTGAAAGTCTTCTTATGAGAATTGATAAAGATGTAAAAGTCTATCAACTTGATGAGGATTTTACTGAGAAACAATTTAATGCTGAGTTTGGTGTTGAAGCAGAGTATCCTCAAATTTCTATTGGATTTAATCATAGAGGTTCTTTGAAAGAAACTTTAAATTTTATGAATAATCAAGGAATGTTTTCGTAAAACTGTATCACATGATACAAAACTTTTTGACTATATAGTCAAGATGGTCTATACTAGACCTGTCGTTCATCCAATCGGTAGTCGTTAGGCACATAACCTATAAAGACGCCGCAGGACGCAAGTAAGTCGCGGAACGGATTCGTTCATCCCTTTGGGACGCAAACGACTAAAGGAACGGGATCTAAAATCCAACTACTTTAGGAGTAACTAATGAACACCCTTACACTGATTAAAAACAAAATCGAGAAAGCATCTGCACTACACGATGCACAGATTACTCACACTACATATCGTGGTGTAAAGTATGATGTAGATCGTGCAGAAAGCAAGGAGTCACATGGCACCTTCTGCTATCGAGGTCGCACTTATACAAAGTGAATTAAACTTACTACACATTTTAAGAGGGTTTTTAACCCTCTTTTTTTGTACTTATATTAAATTGAAACAAATCTATATTAAGATATCCTAACTTTACTAGATAAAATAGATGAGAAGGAATGGGAGGTATTTAATGGAAATTTCCCTATATGATGGATAATTTTTTGGAGGATGTTATGCAAAATTTAATGTCACATAATCAATTAGCTGGATGGAAACAAAGTGTTTTGAAACTTGAAAAAACACTGGACATGGTAATGGATGAATCTGATATATTAAATGATTATTATGATTGTTTAATTGAATGTGATGATAATCAATCCATATGTAAACGAATATGTAGGAGGATACTAGAATAGATTTTAGAAGAGGGTTGACAGACCCTCTTTTATTTTGTATAATTATATGACTGAGTTTAAATATATGGATAAAGAAAAACTCAAATTAATTGTACGCAATTTAGAACTTCTTGTAGATGGTTTAAAGGCAGAAGTATATTCTGATGTAAACGTTTGTAGTGAAAATCTTGCTGCAACTTCCCAGTACATGGGAAGCATTACTGATTATGATGAAATTTATGATGAAGGAGATGATGACGAATATTCTGACTAAACTCATTAGTGTCACTCCAGATGCTGAAAAGCATATGGCATATTGTGCTCGCGTAAGTAATCCAAACAATCAAGAAAATGAAAAGTTTTCTGGACTACTAAAGTATTGTGTGAAGCATCAGCATTGGAGTATTTTTGAGCAAGCATTTATGACGCTAGAGATTAATACTACTAGGGGAATTGCAGCTCAAATTCTTCGACATAGGTCTTTTACTTATCAAGAATTTTCACAACGTTATGCGGATTCATCTCTGCTTAGTAGTGTAATTCCTCTCCCTAAACTACGTCGTCAAGATACTAAGAATCGTCAAAACAGTATTGATGATCTTGATCCTTCTTTGGTTCAAACGCTTGAGATGCAAATGCAAACGTTATTTGATTCATCTACTGCATTGTATCAACAAATGCTTGAGTCTGGAGTTGCAAAAGAATGTGCTCGTTTTGTATTGCCTTTAGCATGTCCGACAAAAATTTACATGACTGGATCAGTTCGTTCGTGGATTCATTATATTGATTTGCGTTCTGCTAATGGTACTCAAAAGGAGCATAGGGATGTTGCTTTGAGCGCCAAAGATATTTTTTGTGAACAGTTTCCATCTGTTGCAGAAGCAATGGAATGGATCTAATAAATATTTGTAGTTGAGATAGATTATGGCTACTTACCCTGTTATTAACATAGATACTGGTGAACAAAAAGAAGTTGTGATGAGTGTTCATGACTGGACTAAATGGACTGAAGATAATCCGGATTGGCAACGAGATTATTCTGACCCATCAACAATGCCTGGTGTAGGAGAAGTTGGTGAGGTTTATGACAAATTGAGGAAGTCCCATCCTGGGTGGAATGATGTTCTATATAAAGCATCAAAGGCACCAGGGTCCAAAGTCAAACCTGTCTGAATTTACTTATGCCAGCAAAAAGAAAAGGTCAAACTACGATCCCATTTGGGATGAGCAACAAACAAATGAAAAGAAAAAAACCAATCAATTTAGATTTGATGAAAACAATTGATCCTCTTACAGAGAATCAACAAGAACTTTTTAGATGTTATGAGAACAATCAGAATTTAGTTGCTTATGGATGTGCTGGAACGGGAAAGACTTTTATCACACTTTATAACGCTCTCAGGGAGGTTTTAGATCCTAAGTCACCCTATGAGAAGATTTATATTGTTAGATCTCTTGTGGCTACCAGAGAGATTGGTTTCCTACCTGGAGATCATGAAGACAAATCATCTCTTTACCAGATTCCGTATAAGAATATGGTAAAGTTTATGTTTGAGTTGCCTAATGACTCAGACTTTGAAATGTTGTATGGTAATCTTAAAACTCAGGGAACGATTAGTTTCTGGTCCACTTCATTTATTCGTGGAACAACTCTTGATAATGCTATTGTTATTGTAGATGAATTCCAAAACTTGAACTATCATGAACTTGATAGTATAATTACAAGGATTGGGGAGAATAGCAAAATTATGTTCTGTGGTGATGCTACTCAATCTGATCTTATCAAGAATGCTGAAAAGAATGGTATTGCTGACTTTATGAAGATCCTTCGTATCATGCCTTCTATTGATATTGTTGAATTTGGAGTTGAAGATATTGTACGTTCAGGACTTGTTAAAGAGTATTTAATTGCTAAAATGGAAATCATTGAATGAATTTTACCCATCATAATTATCTCGGTGATCTTGAATTAAATAAAAAAGAAACCAGTGGCATTCGCTTGTATCATCTTCCAGATGGTCAGTGGGTGCCTTCTATTACGTCTGTAACTTCTTTTTATAATCGACAGATCTTTGCTAAGTGGCGTAAGAGAGTTGGTATTGAAGAGGCTAATCGTGTTACTAAAAAAGCAACTGCCCGTGGAACTGATTTCCATGAAGCAGTTGAAGTGTATATGCGAAACAATGAAATTAATTGGGATGATTTCAAACCTCTCACAAGGTTTATGTTTCACCATGCAGTACCATATCTGGATAAGATAAATAACATACACGCTATAGAAAGGACTCTGTATTCTGAGTATCTTGGATTAGCGGGTAGAGTTGACTGTATCGGAGAGTACGAAGGCGAACTCGCAGTCATTGATTTTAAAACATCCGAAAAGATTAAACCAGAAGAGTGGTTAGAAAATTATTTCGTTCAAGAAACTTTTTATGCAGCCGCTTATTATGAGTTGACTGGTATACCCGTAAAGAAACTTATCACTATTATGGTAACTCCCAATGGTGAAGTTGAAGTATTTGACAAAAGAAACAAAGGGGATTATATTAAGTTATTAGTTCGATATATTAAAGAATTTGTATCTCACAATCTTAGGACAGAGAATGGAGAATGAACTAGAAAAAGTATTAGAAAGTAAATTCTTTTGCCCTTCTCGCTTTGCACAAGAAATCGAATCTCTTGTGCATAATAATGTTGGTATGAGTTATATTGATGCGATCATTCACTTCTGTGAGTTGAATAAGATTGATGTAGAATCTGTACCCAAGTTAATTTCAAAACCTCTGAAAGAAAAAATCAAGTATGAGGCAATGGAACTTAACTTCTTGAAGAGGAGTTCAAGAGCTAAACTTCCATTATAAATTAATTTTTTTGATGATGCCCTTTGAATGCTATAAGACGTACCTTGCGATGAAGTCTCACTTCACTAAGGATTCGTATGATTATGTTCGTTTTAATGGAAGATGTAAAGCATCATTAGGTGCATTTTATAAAAGAAGAGATAGATTCTTTTTTGAAAAAATGTCAAGGCAATATGATAATAAAGAAATTGAGCAATTTTTTGTTGCTAACTTTGTGAGTTGTCAGAATCCTCAGTCTTTATACATGGCAGATATAACCAAGTATGGGGATAAAAATTTTAAGGACTGGCAAAAGCGAACTCAATCTCTGTCTTATATTTTTAAGAATGAAATAGAGTCACTATTTTTAGATAAAAATTTTGATGAAATGTTTGTTATTGTTGTTGGCCAGCATCCCCAAATAATTAAACAATATTTAAAAAACAGAGTTTCAATTGAAACTCTTGTTATTTTGGATAGAATACTTGGGTATAGGACTAAGTTTGATAAGAAAATGTCTGACCCTGTGTGGGAAGAGGTATCAAGGAGAATGGCAAAGTATTCTCCATTCCTACATATAGATGTATTTCAATATAAAAAGGTTTTAAAGAGTATTGTTTTGGGGGATAAATGAGTTTTTTTGATTCTGAAGTTGTTCGTGCAGAAATGTCTGCCATTGGAGAACTTCAAGATGAAGTCTATAAAAGTATCTTTAATTTTTCTTCTATGGATAGAGTCGATAAGATTTATCATGTAGGTGTTCTGGAAAAACTGTTAGAAAAACAAAAGATTTTTTATATGAGAGTGAGTTTGTCTGACGATCCTGAAGCAATTGAAATGAAAGAACACATCTTGGAATCTGCTAAGATGATGGGTCTCCCCTCAAATGTTAATATGTCAATCATTTTTAACAGCATGTCAGACATGTTGGAAACTATGAAAAAATATATTGACATTTCAGACTCTGACCTGTAGAATATTTAAGTACACAAAGGCCAAATCTAACTAATCTAAAAAATCCTATGTCTTTTTCAAATCTTAAAAAGCAATCCACTCTTGGTTCATTAACTTCTAAACTTGTTAAGGAAGTTGAAAAGATGAACAATACTGGTGGAGGTGGCGATGAACGTCTCTGGAAACCGGAGATGGACAAGACTGGTAATGGTTATGCCGTTATCCGATTTCTTCCTGCTCCTGATGGAGAGGAACTTCCTTGGGCAAAGATGTATTCTCATGCATTCCAAGGTCCTGGTGGATGGTATATTGAGAATTCTTTGACTACTATTGGTGGCAAAGATCCTCTTGGTGAATATAATCGTGAACTGTGGAATAGTGGCAGTGATGCTGATAAGGACACTGTTCGTAAGCAGAAGCGTAAACTGTCCTACTATACAAACATTTATGTTGTGCAGGACAAAGCAAATCCTCAGAATGAGGGTAAAGTTTTTCTTTATAAGTTTGGTAAGAAAATCTTTGACAAGATCATGGAAGCAATGCAACCTGAGTTTGAAGATGAAACGGCTATCAATCCGTTTGATTTCTGGCAAGGTGCCAACTTCAAACTAAAACTCAAGAAGAAAGATGGTTATTGGAACTATGATGCTTCTGAGTTTGATAGAGTCTCTCCTGTCTTGGATGATGATGATGCGCTTGAAGCAATTTGGAAGAAGCAGTATTCTCTAACTGCCCTGACTGCAGCAGATCAATTTAAGTCCTATGAGGATCTTGAAAAGCGTCTGAAAATGGTCTTGGGTCAGAAACCTGCTCCTCGTCGCTTCGATGAAGAGACTAATAATGAAGATAATGATCGTGGTAGTTATACTCCTGATTTTACTTCAAGAGAAAGCAATCCTGTTCCTAAAAGTGTGAAAGAAGAACTCAATAATTTGAGTCCTACTAAGTCTGATTCTGATGAGGATGATGCTCTGAGTTATTTTCAGCGTCTTGCTGAAGAATGATTAATGATATAACCTAATATTATCTGCTTTCTTAAGGGTTTCGCTCACATACTGAGTGGAACCTTTTTTGTATAGCATTAATTCTTCAAGATCATCTTTTATAATATTCAAGTATCTTGGTTTGAGTAAAAATATATTTCTCTTTTTATCTTCTAGTTTATCTTCATATTGATAGTTTGTAACTGGAGATGCGATATCAGCAGTTATAGTAATACCATTTTCTAATCCTGGGTCAAAGTATGTAAAATTATATGGGGATTGTATGTGCAACCCTTCAGGGAACATAACAACACCTTGAGAATTTTTAATTTCTAATGATTCATAGTGATGAATGCCATCATATAGAGTATTATAATCTCCATATTTTTCTATTAAAATATTGTCGAAATCATTTTGATCAAGTGGCCATTCTGTTTGGATATTGAGTATATTGTTTGATAATAATACAACCCAATCTAAAGAAGAGTCTCCATAAAAATCAAAGGCAACATTATCTGGTCTATCATTACCTTTGATCTCATACTTTTCAAACACAGTCACATTTTGTATGATATCTTCGCGAAGTTTTCCTCTTTTGAAAAAATTCTTCACTACAAAGTAATCTCCCAATTTTGCATCTGGAAGTCTACTAACATATTTAAAATCTGGAATTTGACTAAAGTAATTTGACATTTTAGAAACCTAATGATTGGTCATTATCATCTTTGTAATCATTATTAAATATTGGTTCAAGTTCAGAGAATGTTAACATGATTTGATATGATGCCATTGTTCCATCATGATATGTTGCATAAGATCCTTCGGGAGTATACTGAACCGCGCACGATTGCAATCCACACTCTTTTATTTTTCCAATGTATGGATGATCTTCTCCAGCACTTCCTCTTAATTTATATTGAATCTTGAACGTGTGGGGAGATTTTAAAAACAAATTAGAATCAGATTTAATTGGTGACATTCCTTGCTTAAAGAAACGAATAATACGAATTACATTTTCTGCTTCTTTCTTACTTCTTGGTGATAATTTAAAGTTAAATGTGAAGGGTCTTAGTTGTGGTCCTTGGAATAATAATTCCATATTTGGATTAACAATTGCACCTGCTGTCCTTTGCAAAATCTGTTGACCAGTTCCAGTTGCTGCTCCTGCCATTAAAGTGGATATTGCCGTTTTAGCATCCCCTTTACCTGATCCAGTTGCAGTACCCATGGCATCTGATCCTGCTTTTGCCATACCTTTCCAGTCACCTTTTATTCCTTTGAGGGCCATTATTCCTGCCAAAATTTCAAGAGCGTTCATATTACTAGAACCCCATTGCACAGCATTAGTGTCTTGAATTCCTCCTGGGACTGGAAGAATAACACTTCCTATTCCTTTTCTACCACTGTCTCTTTCACTAAACCCAAACATACCTTTAGATGTGCTAAGATTCCTTGGTTGATATTCCAACATGGTAAACATAATAACATCTTGTTTGGAGTTGCCTAATCCAAGAGGGTATGTGATGTTATCATCGAATTTTTTTCTTGCTGTTTGTTTTGTTGCTGGAATATTTGCAGGTTGAGAAGTATCTAATTTGCCAGGTTCTTCCTGAGCATCATTTCCACTATTTCCCCCTACAACTTCGACATTCTTTTTACCAATACTTGTTAGTCCACCACCTCTAGATTCTGCCTCATTCTTTTCTACTTTTTTTCCTGCTTGGTTAGTTTGTTGCAATATTGATCTTCGTAATGATGAGTTTGGATTTTTTAAAGATGTTTTTTCTTGAGTAGTTATATTTGATGTTGTAGTATTGCTGGTAATCTTTCCATCTTTATTTGTATTTACTTCTTGAATTTTTACTGTGTTATTTCCTTGTGCATCAGTTCTAAATGTTTCTCGCTTTAAAGATCCATCTGCAAGTCTTGTGACCTCAGTTTTATAATAGGTTTTCTTTTTATTGCGGACACTTGTTCCTGTAGTTACAACACTTATGCTGCTAGTTGCTGATGCCATTATGCATTCTTTTTTATCTATTTAGACGAAACTTTCCATATTGTAATGTATTGAGGTCATCAACCTCATCATAGTTTACTATATGGAGTTTTCCAATAACTTCTTCCCAAGTATAGTTTCTAGATTTTCTCCAATGAAAATTTAATCCTTTGAATCCCCATTTCTCTAAATCTGTACATGCGATAAATGGATACTCATCATATTCAATATTAGGAGTTTTTGGTTGATAGATAAAAGTATAAAACTTTCCAGGTTCAGGATACAGAACTTCTTCACTCAAGATTTCGATGAGTTTTTCCATTACGTCGTCTTGAGATGAGAGATTATGTAATTCATCTCTGTAAGGTTCTATTCTACTCATTTGATACCTAACTCTTGTTCTGTGATAATTTTGAATTCAATCTTTCTATCTTCACAAAATTCAACTGCAGCTTTCCATTTTGCTAAGTTGATAGCATATGTTTTGCATTCATATAGATATGATTTTGTTCTTCTTTTGGGTACTTTTGGAGGTGCAGTTTGTTTCTTTGGTTTTACCTCAATAACATAAGTTTTTATTCCACCTACACTCTCCTTTACTTTCATAATAAAATCTGGAAAGTATTTGTGAACTCTATTATCTATTGGGGAGATGTATGGGATGTAGAATTCTTCACTTCCCCATTGAAGTACATTTTCATTTAGATCACAATATTTGCAGAACTTTCTTTCCCAACTACTTCTACATATAATATTATTGGGATTCCCTTTATACTTCTTTGGAAAAGAAGGTTTGTATTTGCTTTTAATACTTTCTCCCATACATAATATATAAGGTTAAAAAATTATTTATAAATGCCTAACAAAAGGTCAATCTCAGACATTAAATCAAATCTACTCAGACCTGCATTAACTTCTCATTTTGAAGTTGAGGTTGGACTTCCTAACGCAGAATTTGTTCAAAGAATTCTTGGAGCAAATCAAGATCAGTTGAATCTGATGTGTGCAGAAGCAAAACTTCCAGGATCTCAATTAACAACACTTGACATAACTAATGATTTTACTGGAGTTAGTGAGAAACATGCATATCGAAGAATGTTTGATGATAGAATTGATTTAACATTTTATGTTGATGCTACAAATTATCTTCCAATTAGATTCTTTGAAGCATGGATTCGTTTCATTACTGATGAAGATAATGAAATAAAAGATGGTGGAAAGAATCCTCTTGATCCAACATATTTTTATAGAATGAGATATTCAAATGAATATGCAGCTGCTGGATTGAAGGTTACTAAATTTGAAAGGGATTATGAAAGTTCTTTGCAGTATGAATTTGTAAAGAGTTATCCTCTTTCAATTTCTTCTATGCCAGTTTCGTATGAATCATCTAGTCTTTTGAAGTGTAGTGTGTCTATGGCATATATTAGATATATCACTAGACCTGGAAACGGAAGTAATACTGATCCAAGATCACTAACTCCTACAATTTTTGCTCAAGCAAATGATATAATTAATACTACTGGGGGTATTCTTCGTTCAGTTGCTAAGGCATCTGGAAATGTGATTGATGCGTTGTTCTAACCACAATAAATAATCATACTGAGATATTTTTATAGGATATTATTATGCCTTTACCAAAGATTGCCACACCAACTTATGAACTTGAGTTGCCATCTACACAAAAACCAATTAAATATCGACCTTTTCTAGTAAAGGAAGAAAAAGTTCTTGTAATCGCATTAGAAAGTGAGGATACAAAACAAATTAGTACTGCTATCAAATCTGTTATTTCTAATTGTATATTAACAAGGGGTATTAAAGTAGAAAATCTTCCTACTTTTGATATTGAATATTTGTTCTTGAATATTAGAGGTAAGTCTGTTGGTGAAGAGTTGGATGTAAACATTACTTGTCCTGATGATGAAGAAACTCAAGTAACAGTTAATATCAATCTCGATGATATTAAAATTAAGATTGATGATAATCATAGTAATCAAATTAAACTTGATGATAATTTGATAATGGAAATGAAGTATCCATCTCTCGATCAATTTATTAAAAATAATTTTGACTTTGGTGATAAGAATGTAATGGACCAATCCTTTGATTTAATTTCATCATGTGTTGATAAAATTTGTAGTCAAGATGAAGTGTGGGCGGCCGCAGATTGTACTAAGAAAGAAGTGAAAGAGTTTCTTGAGTCTATGAATTCTTCTCAGTTTAAAGATATTGAAAAATTCTTTGAAACTATGCCTAAACTCTCTCATACAATTACCGTTGTGAATCCAAATACACAGGTAGAAAATGAAGTTGTACTTGAAGGACTAGCATCTTTTTTCGCATAGGCATGATCCATATGGATCTTGAGAACTACTTCCGTCTCAATTTTGCCTTGATGCAGTACCATAAATACTCATTAACAGAGATTGAAAATATGATGCCTTGGGAACGAGACATCTATGTTGCATTACTGCAACAGCATCTTGAGGAAGAAAAATTAAAGCAGCAACAAGCAAATGGATCTGGATGACCTCCTTAAATCAATAAGAGAAGAGGGACCCAGTAAGGGTGGATCTATTGCCCCTGCAAAGTTTTTTGGGGAAGATAGATATAAAAATTATCTTGAAGAAATAACATCTTCAGGAACACTTGATGGTGAGAACTTAACTGCTCAAGAAAGAAAAGAAGCATTTAAAAAGAGAAACGATAAGATTGGATTTGAGAATTTTGTACAAAAAGTTTTATCAAAGAAGGTCCAGGATATAAAGAAAGCGCAGACAAATGGATTGAATAAATCTCTTGGTGGTGGAGGTGCTATTGTAAAATCACCTAAAGGTGGATTGGTAGATTTTATTAATCCTCCTATATCCGAAGAGACTCAAGATAATCTTGAGGGTATTATGAATGGTATTGATTCTATATTAGATACTCTTAGGAATGAAGAGAAATTAGATAAGAAGGAATCTAAAGAAGATAAGAAAGAATTAGAAAAACAGAAGAGAAGTAAGAGAGAATCTTTATTAGAATCAAAAGCATTTAAGGGAATACAGAAAACGGTATCCAAAGTTCTTGCACCTGTCAAAGGTATGTTTGATAAGGTATTAGATTTCTTGAGTGTAGTTGCTGTTGGTAACGTTGCATTAAGTATTTTTGAATGGTTTGCTGATAAAGATAATCAGAAGAAGATTGATACAATTTTTAGATTTATCAAAGATTGGTGGCCTGCTTTATTGGGTGGATTGATATTATTTGGTGGAGCACTACTTGGTCCTGTCGGATTAATTGC